AAACGACTCAAAGGTAGTGATGTAGCTAGTTTTGAAGCTAGTCTCGGTAGAGATTGGCTTAAAAATTCAGCTGAAATGAGTATATCGAAAATGTCTAACCGATCTAAATGTTCCAATGTGATTAACGCAATGCGTATTCACGTGTTGAAGATAACTAATCCATTATATGTAGTTCCTTTTGGAACTTCATATCAATTATGGAGGAGACTTCAACCAGGAGGAATGTTATCGGGTTCGTTTCTCACCACACTCTATAACAGTTTGTGTAGACTAGATATAGCCTATGAAGCAGGAGCTATAAATGCTTTTGCAGTAGGTGATGATTGTCTAGAAGAAACTACATATAAACTGGAAGAACTTCGAGATATCTATTCTAAACTAGGCTTTAAGCTTAGAGAATTAACAGATGTCAAGAATTTCGTGATAGAATTTTGTTCCCATGAATTCTATCATGTTGGTAATGAACAGTGGAAGGCAAGACTTAGTTCTTGGCCTAAAGCTCTTTACAACATATTGAGTAAGAACATTAGCATGGAACAATATCAAGGTTTCATTCATGAAACTAGAAATAATGCTAATCAAGACAAAATGTTAAAGACCATTGATGATTATGGTACCTTTAATAAATCACCAAATGCCATCTAACTGCGGATAGATGGCATAAAAATAATTAATATATCAACTAAAATCAATAAATCAATTATCTACAAAACACAATCAATCAATAACAAATTTCATATTTATAATGTCACTTGCCCTTGTTAAATCAGCTCAAGGAGCCGCTACAAACATAGCTACAGATCCATATGCAAGAGCATTGGCTTATCAAGTATTGTCAGAGGGCGTATCATACGTTGGTCAGTCACTTAAGACAAGAAAGAAAAACAAAAAGAAAAATAAGAATTTTAATAACATGTCATTGCCTATGCAAATCAGCAACAAAGCGCCAGTGTTCATCAACACTAGAGCAAGTACGAGAAAACCACGAATGCGAGGAACGGTTAAAGGTGGTATCAGTATCACACACCGTGAGTATATCGGAGAAGTTACAGGAAGCACAACTTTCTTAGCTTCCTCGTATGCTGTACAACCTGGAATATCAGAGACATTCCCTTGGTTGCATGGTATAGCAAATAATTTTGAGAAATACAAAATTAAATCTATGACACTTGAATTTATCAATGTTTCAGCCACAAGCGAAAGAGGTAGAGTTACCTTAGCTTTTGATCATGATCCATTGGATTCTAATCCTATTGATAAAGTTCAATTATTTTCTTATAAAGGTGCTGTTGAGGGAGCTGTTTGGGCTCCACTCAAACTTAGAGTACCTGTTCCTAATAAAGAATATTTTACTAGAAACGGTATTGTAACAGGCACTGATCTTAAAACCTATGATATAGGCAAATTTGTAGTTGGAACTTCCAACAATGCAGATGCAGCTATAATAGGTGAATTGTTTGTATCTTATGAAATTGAGTTAAGTGTACCACAACCTGCAACTTGTCCTTCAATCACTATTAGTGGTGGAGGTACTGTTTCCAAATCCGATATTTTCGGTTCAGAACCAGTGCAGAATGGTAACTTTCCAATAACTGTAGAAGCTAATTCATTAGTCTTTAATACACCAGGCTTTTATGTCGTGTCTTTAAGGATTGGTGGAACAACACCCGGTTTAATGGGTTTAGCTGTTTCAGGTTCAGGAGCATTAAGTGCAATCACATCCGTCACAGACGGATCTGGAAGTGGCTACTCCTGTGCATTCTTTGAAGTATGGGTTAAATTAAGAGGAGCATCAGTGGATATAACTATCCCTGGTACTTCCGTTAACACATCATACTGTAGAGTAACAACCTCAAATGGTAATTCTTTCTAACTATATATTAATTAGACTCCGAAGAGTATAAACTACCTCACCAAGGTACAATGGGAACACACGAATAAACGTGTATAAATAATACTTAAATCTACGTCAAGATGGGAGGGATTCCACCATGCAAACCAGTAGATTGAGGGTGGGTTGCATGGGGAGCAAGGTATGCTCTAGAAATTATCC